CTACACCTCGCGCATAAAAATGGCTCTACGAGGCGCACAGAGCGTCAACCGGCCAACTGCAAAAGATGGTTTTCATTGATAAATCCTTTGATCTGATCATATCCCCATCCGCAGTTGATCAAGCTGCTTACCAGCATTTCCATACTCTCAACCTGCTTCAATTCCTCGGATGTGAGATAGTCGCGGATGCTCTCTTTCCCCTTCACATGGTACTGCTCCTGCAACTCTTTCATGTTCTTGCCAAACAGGGTTTTATAAATCAGTTTCGTGTAGTTGGGGTACATGAATTTCTTATGCGGGCTTTCTGCCACTTTCATTTTAATCGTATCAGTCAAAATATGGCGCACCAAAACGCCCTTTGCCCGTTCGATCTCCCATTGCTGCCGTTCCCGATAGATGCGTTTAAGCTCCGCTTCCATCGAATTAAATGCCTGGATATATGCTTCTTTGAACTTCATGGCCTTGTCGCCGGTATACCCCATCGCCAGCATAACAAAACCGTCTTTTGTAATACGGTATTCTTTGTTGTTCTTCCCGCTGCTGTCTTTGTAGGAGCTCAGCGCAAAATTGCGTTGAGTAAATTCCGCCGAACAGGACATTCCTTCAATATCTCGCAGAACATCTGCATGGCGCTTTTCAAATACATCTGCTACCTTCCTGCTTGTGGTCGTCAAAATCTCTTCATTTTGTTTTCCTGTGATTTCTACCAACATCATAATTTTGTCCTTTCTGCAAATTATTTGTGAATTCAAATAGCCCCCAGAATCACTCCTGAGGGCTCTACATATTATCTGGTCAGCGCCGCGAAGGTCGCCTTGCCGCAGTGACCGTCAACCTCTAAATCGTCCATGTCGGCCTGATACTGCCTGATCGCTCGCTCACAACCGGGCCCGCAGGATCCGTCAAAGCCGTTGGGATCGTATCCACGGCCATATAAGAGGCCCTGGACCACCCGGACATTATCTCCCTTGCACCCCCGGCGTACCGTCGCATAGGCGGCCTTACTCTTGACGCCAAAACTGCCGTCCACAGCCAGTCCAGCTCCGCAGGCGTGATTAAGATATACCTGCATAGCCATCACTGCCGCCCGTCTGGTTGCCGGTCCGCAAGATCCATCAATCAACAATGGCTCATCGAGGTAGCTGCCCAGATATCCGTTGATCCAGCGTTGATAGGCCATCACCGGGCTATCCGCCACTGGATGCTTGCTCTGGTACTCTGCCGACTGCAAAAAGCCCTGGCGAACCTCCTCACGGCTCATCCCATCCCGCAGGGCAGTCACCCAACCGTTCAGGCCACCGGCATCCGGCTCCCGACCCAATAGATCACGGTAGAGGCTGGCCACGTAGTCATGATCGCTCTGCGGATCCTCATCGGCCAGGATGACCGCCCGTCGGACACAGATCAAGCCACGGTTGCCCGCGGGAACCGGCGAGGAGGATGCCTGGCGCTGCTTGCAGTAGTTCACCATATTCTTCCTGGTCGGGCCGATCCCGCTGCCGTGGCCGCTGATCTCCCCGTTGCCGACGTACATCTCGACATGGCCGACATACTGAGTGGCTTTGCGTCTGGTATCCCGGCCCCTAAAATATAACAGATCCCCCGGCAGCAAGTAAGACTCTCTCGGTACACCGGCGTCGATGGGTACGACGACATTATAGAGCCGCTTAGAGACCATCTGGGCCTCGGTGTTGTCGCCGATATCAATACCAACCTGCTGATAGGCCCAGCGCACCAATGAGCTACAATCTGACCATCCGGAGTCCACCTGGTCCCGCTTGCTGCCCTGGGTATAGGTGTTTTGTTCCTCACGGGATTTCACGGCGATCACGACGGCCGCTCTCTTATCGGTTACTGTCATGCCTGGCCCTCCTCTACCTTAATCTCCGGCAGACCGGCGATGCTGGTCAGCAGGGACAGCACGCCAGACAGGGCCGCCGCCGATGCTACCATACCCCAATCCACCTGCCCCATAACCGCTGCCGTGCCGATCATAGCAATCGCCGCCTGCGCCACTGTCTTTACTGCTCGTACTCCGGCAGCTTTAATCCACTGTTTCCAATCTCTTTTATTCATGCTCTGCTCTCCTTTTTCATCGCACATACTGTGCGATAAGCATAATTAGTCCTACCGCCAGCCCCCCGGCCAGCGTGGAGACAACTGCGGTAACTGCGGTCTTCTTAGCACTGTTCCATCTTTCCGCTGGTTCGTTCTCAAGCTTTTCCAGCCGGGTTCCCTGGCTCTTTTGCTCTTCCATCATGTTTTTCATGTTTAAGGCCAGCTCCCGGACAGATAAGACAAGTTCCTGGATTACTTTGTTCTGTTCTTCCAGGTCCTTTGTCCGGTGCTTCAGGGATCCGATCTCTTTCCCGTGTTCGGCCAGGGCGACCGCGATTTCCTCATCCTGCATAAGGTCTCCTTTCTATTTCTAAGGCCGTCCTGGCCTCGTATTGCGACGCCGCAAAAAATTAATTATAAAAAGGACCATCTCTGGCCCATCTGTAAACCCGGCAGTCCGGGCGCTGCTCTTATTCTCATCTTGGCTCCTCTATCGCAACCGGCGGCACGTTTTGTAACATTTTATTGCGACTCTCGGCCGCCCCCGCTTAGTTCATCAAATAGTAATTTTGAGGGAAACTTTTCGCTGAACAATGGCCTTACATTATATACAAAAAGGCGCGGAAGCACTGTTATGATACACAGGGACGCCGCCAATAGCACATTAACCGCAAACGCTGAGTATACAGGCGCCATCCCGGAGATGTATCGGCCTATTACAGATATATCGACGGTTGCCACCATCGCAACATCGGGGACGACGGCATTGATAAGCGTTACTTCTGCCGGGACTTTTTATTTGCGCCCTTACCAGGATATAACAACCGGAATTAATGTCAAAATACTATTGACATATGTTGGTAATTGATCAATTACCCGACAAAAGATGCCGATGTGTCACAGATCATGACCATGATACCGCGAGATACCGACGTATTAGATCCAATTTTAACGCGATACCGGCCATCCGTACTATCCTTGACATATCCGACAGATTGAGATCTGCCGCCCGCCTGAATCTCAGTTAAGCTCTGCATCGAGGTTGTGGCTGCCGTCCAAGTTACGGGATAATAACTCACCGTGCCATCAGATGCGCATATCATCAGCATGGTACGGTCTAATCCCTTATCAATATACACATTAAGATCCGACCCAATCTCTTGCCAGACGGTCCTGGCCGGAGCCGTGGCGGATGCGCGAGTTTGGGCAGCCGCAATATTGGCATTTGCGGCAGTTATATCACTATATAGTTGATTAAGTTGAGTCTCTACATCGGTCCCATCCGATCCAACCACACACTCCGCCGCTGTGATTGGATAAACCGGGCCGTCCACATCGTTCAGCGTTACTTTTCTTCCTGTTGTTGCCATTTCTCCTTCTCCTTTTTAAGTGATGCTTCCAAACTGGATAGAACACATACGAATAAGGCTGTCCTCCGTGCTGTCAGCTATAACAGCTATAGTACCGCCGCTGTTTGTGGCCTCCACACTCATGCCGGCGGATTTGAGGACGGTCACTTTTGGCGCTCCTCCATTGACATTGGGGTGCTTAGATACAATCGCCTCCAAGTATATCGACGAGTCATGACGGCATCCTGCCAGAAGCAGATAGATACCATCCTCCGGGCAGATCAGCGCGCCCCGACCGTTTCCCACCAGACGGACACGAAAAGGAGACGGGATCGCCTCGCTCACAGTCTCTATATCCGTCTGCCTCGCGTAAGTCTCCGGCCCTTGGCCCCCCAAAAGGTCCGCATCCAGGATAAGAGGGATTGGCGGGTCCGCTGTGCTACCGGAAGCATACACACCGGATTCTGATACATTGCCAAGATTTGTATTAACCTCATTAATAGCTCCTACCAACGACCCTTTCTCGGCCGTTTGCAGATCGGCTAATTGGCCTATTGCGGCCCATTGATTGCTTGGTCCTCCGTACCACGGTTTCCATATCTCGCCGTCTCTAAGGCGTTTGTACGTGTGGAGCAAGCTCCCCTGGTAGGTGATTGTCTGCAAAATCATACTTGGATGTCCAACATACTCAACAACAACCTTAAACCCTGCTTTCGGCTTCCCATCCGGCTGATCCGCAATGTTTTCCCCTAACGTGGAATTAGTGCAAGTATAGACCCCCGGCGTCACGTAATCATTGAGGCTCCCGGATGTGACAGGGTTGATGCGATCTAATAGATAAGCATTATTAAAAATGTCTTCCGGGGCCGGTGTCCAGCTCGTTGCTTTATTTCCCTCTTCCCACTGGGGACGCCAGTACGTAAAGTCAAATTCAGATTTTTCGGTGCACCGCGCATGGATTTGCATAATCATGCCAGCAGAATCATGCGGATTATATTGGAAAGATATTCTTTTAGACTCACCCGGTTCCACCCAAGCAGAACTCCCATATTGGCCTGATGTTCTGTTAAACTTTAAGCTCGTAGACTCGTGATTATTTTTGATATATATCGATCCAATATAATCCTGATTCGGAAGAAAAGTAGTGCTAGGAACTATCAACATTGCTATATCACTCGTTCCACTTGTTCCATATACTCTTCTCGCATCCGTTGTCCCCCATTCGGTCACAGCTATGTTTTCCTCGGTTGTTGAGGACGTACCAGTGTAATTTGTAAACATAAGTTTTTCCGAATCTAGTAACAAATTTCGTCCACCAATCTCTATTTCCGGTATACTTTTCACCACGGCCTCCGCTTGCTGTGCGGATGTTTTGGCGGCCTCTGCTGCTTGCTGTGCTGACGCTAAAGCCGCTTGAGCCTCCGGGGTGATGTCTCCCGTATCTCCCTTGTCACCTTTTTCTCCCTTTCCGATGCTTGGCGTTCCGGACAGAACCTCCACCGCGCTTAACTTTGCCTTGATATCACTCATCGGTCACGCCCTCCAAAATCTTAAATTCCTCCGGCCCTATAATTGTATCAATCCGGCCATCTGCAAGATTGCATTGTAAGTCATAGACATAATTCCCCGCAGGCAGGTCGGTATCATATTGGGATAGATAGATGTTCGCCAGGCCGTCCGGGAACTCGTCAAGAACTTTCTGAATCAAGACATCACTGTTTCCAGAGTGCTTTTTGACCGTGAAATACATCCGATCCCCTTCGGCCCATGTATGGTTGAGCAGCTCCACTTTTATAATCGCTGTATCACCGCGAGTAATAGAAATCTTATTGTTTTTAATCGAAAACATAAGCCCTCCTTTTACCCAACAACAAACTCACTATCCGGCACAGTCTGATCTGTCCGAAATAGTACGACAACAAAATCCACGATCCCAGGAGTTGTTTTTACAGTAATGTTATTGTTTCCAAGAACTACGCTGACCGAAGGAGAGCCATTGAGTTGTAATGATCCGTCATCATTGTATGCCATTGCTGATAGTACACAAGTGTTTAACCGCGTAAAACCATTTCTATACGACAATACGCTGGTTCCTGCTGAGCTGCTTCCGCTTGTTGTTCCACGCCGGATATCGATGCAGTGGAGCAAAAAATAGCTTAGGCAGGTAGAAAGTTTTACGTTTTTCCCCCATATCGCCGGCATTTCCACCTGATCCGCAGTCGTCGAAAAACAATACTTATCATAGTCCGTTCCGTTAAATACCTCAAAGTCCGATTTATATGTTGTACCCATGTATCCTCCTATTCCACCACGCCGCCCGTGGACGTCAAGACTTCCGACAGAGTCTTTTCCGGCGTACCAAAGGTCGGTGTGATTGTCATGCCTGTACGATCTATTGCAATCTCTACTTCTGTGATCTGGTCGGTCCGTGTAATTCCAAAATCCTTGTCACGAAGCGTCACAAAATCCCCCAGATCCCATCTATCTCCGTAACCATCAGGAATGGCTTCATACTCATAACTGTTGGCTTTGACGGTATCTGCAAGCTTTTGCTGACCGCGTGCTGCCAGATCCGTTGTATTTTCCAAGTCCCGCGCGTCAACAAATAGCTCCCGCCGGTCCAGGCCACTCAAGGCAGGATTGACGATGTTGATTGTCCGCTGTGCTCCTTCCCCCTTGCCGCCGACATAGGCACAATTCTTGGTCTCCGAGTCATTCTCCGTGGCTACCACATTAGTTACATTGTGGTGTGCAGGGTTCAGGATGTAAGGAGACCGGACCGACTGCCCGATTGACCTGTCTACTCCCTCGTACGCCTTAAATACCAGCTTTTTGCGGTGGTAGTCTAATTCTACCCCTGCTCCGATATTGGATGCTTTGCAGAGCGTTGTAATCTCATCCGTCAGTGCCTTGTATCGGGTCTGATAACGCGTAGTCCCCCCAATCCCAGAAATATTTCCCACTTCTAACAGGGAGATCGTCCTTGCCGGATCCGAAGGATTGACCGTATTGGCATCCACATAGGCAGCCATGATCTCGCCAACTGTACCAGAGACTGTGTGATAAGCCAGATCTGGCGGAACTGTGATCCGGTTACTCAGCAGCCACAGCAGAGAGTATCCCTTGATTGTAGTCTCATCTGCCGACTGATTATATTGCATGTACTTAATAATCCCGTTCTTCCTTTGATCCTTGCCCAACATGATGACATTGTCAATTTTAGCCAGAGGATGAATTCCACTAAAAACGATGGTAAAAGATCCATAAGTAGACCATTTACAGGTATACAGCAATGAAACATAATTCTGGATTTCGCCCAAAAAGTTCAGCGCCTTGTCAAAAAACCGAATTGCATATGTATTCGCCATTCCCGGCCTCCTTAGTTCGTTTTAATCCAAATGCTTCCGGTTTCTGGGGTCGTCGGCTGGGCGGCCTGGATGTAAATGTTCCGCCAGGCGGTTGATTGCAACCCCTCAAACCATGTTTCGAATTCGGATAGATTTTTGGGACGAATTGCCCCGCACAAGGCTGGATCTGTCCGTTCGTCCTTGATTGTTATCGTCCCATCTGCCTTGACCGTGATCTGCGCGAGAGACAGATCATAATAAGTATTATTGCGCACCAGTTCAGGCGCGGCCGATGCTGTACCCTGTAATACAACCGATGCGATTGATTTGCTGGAGTACACCAGCCTGATTACTACTCGATCCATGCGGGATCCCGATGCCGGCGGCGTCACTGTCAAGCTCTTTGCACTGGTATTGTAATACCAGAACCCCTTAAGGATCGCAAATCCTGGATTGACCAACAACGCTCCTGACAGTTGTGATACCGCGAGTGTCATTTGCCCGGCGTCATTCACGCTTACACCGGATCGATAGATATTATCAAAATACCGGTTCAGCTCGTCTTGGCCGTACTCGGTATCACCGTCAAAAAAACCATATGATTCTGCCATATTACCTCCTATATACCAAGATACCGCTCTCGATGGATGATAACTACCTGCTGCGGATCCAGTTCATTGTCTGTGCCGTATTCAATTGCATTTTCGCCTGGCCGGAGCATAAAAAAGTCCGTATCCAGATCAATGTACCCGTAGGCATCTTCCAGCGTCCCGCCTCGCTCGATCTGCACGCTGATATGATCGGGGTCGGTATCAATATGCAAAAAATCATCTTCTGTCAGCGTTTGATTGACAATAATCTTCTCCCCGGTGGTTTTATTGATAATCCGGGGATTTTCGGCCGGCCCTTGGAAAACAACCTGTACCGGTGTATCCAGGTGGCCCCCATTGATGATCGTCTTCTGTTTCGGCCCGCGGCGGCGCAGATGGAAAGGCAGCGTAAACTTGAGCTTCCATCCGCCGATCCAGGTTGACATCTGGTCGGACTCCGAATACTCTGCCAGCATGGCCGGGTCCAGGCAAGTTAATTCCAGCAAACAAGAGATGTAATCATACACGTTTTTGCTGCTGAACATCAGCTTTTGGACCTCATAGGTAATCACTCTGGTAACACCCATATAGTGTATTCGTAGGATCCCGCTGGATAGAGGGCTGAAAAAACCGACCAGCTTTTGTCTCACCGCTGGCCGGTCATCATATCCTAAGTAGTCAAATTCGATTGTTATAGGGCGAGGCAAAAGCTTTCGCTTATTAACCTTCGCTCCTATTCCATTGATATTTTCGGTTGTCACAAGCTCATAGTCAGTAGCTTCAATACCGCCATAATCCACAACAGCAAATTGATTTCCGTCCAAAAGGATTTTCTGATCTCCACTACATAATTCAAAAGCAATATTGTTATCCAAATGCCAGCTCCTTTCCAACCCTACGTAAGGCCCGCTCTGTCTCAATATACGACTTTACTGGCTGATTGATATTAACGGTCTGATAAACATCTCCGGCAGCATCTGCGTTTTGCGGTGTGGAGATCACCTTCGTTATCAGACTTGTTGCCAATTTCTGGGACTCCACCATAACCGTCATCCGCATCTTCTCCACCGCCGCCGAAATATCCATACTATCAATAATGGCTTGGGCCATATCTTCGGACGCCTGTTCTGCCAGTCCTGCATTGTCTTCAATACCGCCAGCAGTTCCGGAAACAAACATTTCTCCGAGCCAATGCCCTTCTTTTGATGGACTATTTATTCCAAGAGCTTTCTTGGCTGCCCGATTTGCTGCCTCAGCCATTGCCCTGGCTTTGGCTTCTGCCCGATAAGTGTTCGCTGTGATTCCATCCGCAAACCCGATCGCAAAATACCGACCGGCAGACCGCCCCTTTTCTTCCAGCCCAACGCCTGATAGTCCGGATGCCGCCGCACTCCCAAGCGTATTTCCTGCGCCCTTTGCGCCGCCTGTCCCCGCCCGAATAGTATTGATAAAACTGTCAACCATCGCCCTCGCGTGGTTTGTCGCATCCTCCATTTTTCCGGCCTTAACTCCGGCAACAAAAGCTTCGGCAATTCCGCGGCCGGCACTCATAGCCGCCGAATTCTTTCCCGTAATCGCGGCAAGAACCGATGTCATAGCCGTATTGGTCATAAGTACAAGTTTTGTCTGAACCGCAGAAGACTGGAAACCAGTCACAATATTTTCTCCCAGTTTTTTACCCGCGGAATTTGCAGATTTATTCTTATTATCGATCGCCGTCAACATAAGCTGGATCGCCGTCTGGATCTGATTTTTTATTTTTTGTCCGGTGTTTGCCGCTTTTATTCCATCAGAAAATGCCCGACCCAATTCTGTCGCAGCTTTTTTTACACGTTCTGTTCCTGCTTCCAACGTCTCCACAAGAGTATCTACCGCCTGATTAGCTACCGATGCACTACCGGATTGCAGATCAGCGCCGGAAATTGCGCTATTAGACGCATTCATTAGGTTTTCAGAAGATTGCGTCACTGTTTCCTGCCCGGCATCCAATGTTTCGGATGCCGAGTTAACTGCCTCTTGGGCTTTTCCAGCGGATGTAGTCTCGGTATCTACGCTAGAAGCGCCGGTATTTATTCCCTCCGTGTTTTGCGCAGAAGATATCTCCACTTCTGGCGTTCCATTTTCAAGGGTTTCTGTTTTAGCGTCTACCGCCGCTTGTGCAGACTCTTTCGCTGGGGTAGTTGTATCAACGCTTTCGACTCCCGAATTTTCAGCTTTCGACAATCCGGCGGCGGCCTCTTCTACCTCCGGTTTTCCTTCTACAAGTGGATCCACTGTGGCTTCTACGGTTTCTTGCGATTTTTCTTCCGCAGTTTCCGGGGTATTTGATTCCTGGATAGCAGCATTAACAATCTCTTCCCACTTTTCAATTTCCGGAACCGTTACTCCCGGCATTTTTGCATATTCGAGCTGGGACAGCGCAAGCATTAACTTGGCCTCTTCAACCGCTTGCTGAGTGACGCCAGATCCGCCTTGATTCACGGCACCGCGTAGCTTTTCATAATTTTCTTGCGCGTTTTGAACCTGTTGCTGCAATTCTGCCTGTGTTGCTATGGTCGAATCCTTAAACCCATAAGTCATCCTGGCGATTGCTTCCGAAACCTTACCAGATCCACTTTGCAACACGCCCGCTGCGTATTCGTAGTTTGATACCGTCGTGTTATACTCTTCAGCTACTGTCTTCGCATCATTATAAGCGGTCTGCGCAGCCCCCAACTCGCTATTTGCGTTTGCCTGGTTTTCTTGGAGGTCGAAAAGCAAATGGCTCTGTTCTTCAATCAGCCGGCTTTTTTCTTCAAGGCTTAAGCTAGTGTTGTCCTGAGCCTCTTTAATTTTGTTTTCAATATCAACAATCTGCTGATCTGTATTTTCCTTAACTGCTTGCGCCGCTGTTAGACGGTTCGTGGCATCGATCAGATTATTATTTGCTTCTGTCCGGTTTTTAATGGCATTGGCGTAGTCTGTTTCATAGGCGCTCAAAAGAGCTTCGGCTTTTTTCTTTTCTATGAGCTGATCAACAGATCCTTTTAGCTCATCATATTTCTGTATAACTCCATCGACAGTTTCTATTTCAATCCCAAGCGCGTCGCTTAATGCTCCGGTGATGAAAGCAGCCCGTTCTTCATATCCTTCTTTTATTTTACCGTTTTCATCTGTAATATTTTGGAGTTCTTCCCATAAGCTCTGAGTATACCCAGATTCCGCCTTAATTCCGCTGATATTTTCATCTCTAGCGGCCTGTGTATCTCGTATTGCTTGTGCTTGTTCCGCTAGTTTTTGATTAAATAGATCTGTTTTCTGCGCTCCTTCATCCTGCGTCAAATTGTAAGCCAAGACGCCCCCGGCAATAGCCCCGAAAGCGGCTATTAGGATACCCGCGGGGTTGGCAAGCATCGACAAATTAAGTGCGTCTGTTGCAACAGTCATCAATCCCGCGGATACGGTCGCGGCGTCTGTCGCTGCCCTCAGTGCGGAAAAAGCGCCTGCAACTGCCGAGGCAATTTTAAGCCCTGTAAGTGTAATAATAATGCCTGAAATGATGGGGGCCAGAATGTCCAGGTGTTCTCCCAAGAAGTCTATCGCCGTAGTCAACGGAGGAAGAATCACTTTGGCAACATTGGTTATCACTTTTCCCAGTTCCTGGATAATTCTCCCAACGGTTTCAATGGCTTTGCGAAGCCCACCAGATTCGAATGATTTTGTTATTGCCTCGACAGCATCTTTAACCGGCTGCTGCATAGATTTCGGAAGCAATTTGACCAATCCATCCGCCAAGGTTTTTGCAATTTGACCCGCAGCTTTAAATAATCGGTCTTTGTTTTTAGCGATCCCATCTACAAATGCTTTGATAAGATTAACCGCCGTATCGGCCATTTTAGGCGCCTGCTCTGCCGCCTTTGTTACCAGCTCCGCGAAAATGTCTCCGGCTTCTTTTATGAGCTCATCCAAGCCACCACCTTTAAACGCATCCGTAAGCCGCCCGACATACTCAGTCGCTTTGCTTGCCGCGTCTCTAAGGGGTTCGGACATACTCTCATATATTTCAATCCCAAGACCTTCCAGCGCAGATTTTAGTATTGTGATATCGCCTTTCAGATTGTTTAACTGAGTATCGGCCATATCCTGCATAGCTCCACTACTATCTGCAATAGCAGCGCTCAAATTGTCGAATTCATCCCCGCAGCCCGCAAGCATAGCCTGAGCAGATTTTAGGTCGACTTTGTTGAAAATCTCATTGAGAACTTGCGTTTGCTCGCCCTGGGTCATATCCCCAAGGATCCCATTCAAGTCCTTGAAAATTTCATTTAGAGGACGCATGTTGCCTTCGGCATCATAAACTTTCAGGCCAAGTTCTTCCATCTTTTTTGCGGCCTGATCAGTTGGAGCAGAAAGCGCCAGAATAATATTTCTCAAAGCCGTTCCGCCTTCTGCTCCCTTGATTCCTCGATTCGCCAGAACGCCGAGGGCTGTATTCAATTCGTTAGTTCCACCCGCCAGGCCCTTCGCCGTCCCTCCGACGGTTAGGATTGCTTCTCCAAGCTGACCGACTGATGTATTCGCCTTGCTGGCGGTCTTCGCCATTTCATCGCCAAACCTGGTTAGATTATCCTTACTTGCCTCAATTCCAAGTGCCGACATAGCATCAGTAGCTAAGTCCGACGCATAAGCCAAGTCAAGACCGCCAGCGGATGCAAGATTTAAAACTGCGGGCAATGTATCCGCCGCCGTCGCTGCGTCATATCCGGCAAGTGCTAAATAGTTTAACGCTTCTCCCGCCTGAGTAGCTGAAAACTGTGTGGTTGCGCCCGCATCTTTTGCCGCATTGCGAAGAATTTCAAACTGTTCGCTTCCGTTCGATACCTCTTCAGCGGTCATGCCCATCGTGGCAGCAACTTGACTCATTGATGATTCGAAATCGCTCCCGACTTTGATAGACGCACCGGCGGCTGCGCTGAGACCAGCAGAAACAGCACTGATTGCTTTTGTGGCAACACCGAGACCCGACTTTATGGTACTTCCCAGCTTACTCAGACCATCTTTTATGCCGCTCGCGTTGAGGGCTGTATCAATTATGACTTTACCGTCCGCCAATTCAATCACCTACCTCGTAAAAACAAAGTAGGCACGCTCCCCTACTCTCAGGTGGGGACTATTGGCTCTTGCCTTTGTCGATTTTATTTATCTTCCCGCAGCGTGGGCACTTAATTTCTCCTCTTGCATATTCCGCAAACATAAGGGTTTTCCCACATTTTTCACATTTAATCTTTTCCATCCAAAATCGAAATGTCGCCTCCATTCAGAAGGATTTCTTCCAGGGCTTTCTGTTCTTCTGATTTTTCCTTTCTAGGGAGCTCATATATCTTTTTCATTTTTCGGTAGTATGTTTTTTGCTCCTTCGACATCTTTCCATCCAGCTCTATTGCGCGTATTTTTATGACCTCCATAATCCGAGTATTTTCTGCCAGAGCGTCAAACATTGCTCGAAACTTCCACCAGTGCAAGAAATCGACCTTCTGCAAATCAATACCGTACTGCTCCAGGAATGCTGCATAAATATAGGGAGCATCATAATCATAAGAATATGGTGGTGCTTTTAATCGGCTCTTTTGTCTTTTTGGTTCTGATCTCCCGCACCGATAAAACCAGAGCATTTTTTCAATTGCTTCCCGCCCACTCTCATAAGGAAGAGTTTTCCACTGATCTGCGTAATAAAGATCAAGCGCCTGTATGATTATCTCTTCCTCTGATCGTCCTTCATTCTCCATCAGCATCGTTTCAAAAGTAATAGAGGCCCGGAAATCGGCATTTAAACCAATCTCTGAGCCTCCAATCATTACGCTGACCGGGAGCCTATCCGTCAGGATGTTCATTTTTTCGCACGGCGCTCTGCACGATTCCCCTGATACTTCGATATTGCGGCGCTGCTCATCGTACCAAGTTCTTTCTTCTGGCGAATCACTTCGTCAGTCAGTTCTTGGAAAGCTTCCACACAGATTCTGAAATTGTCTTTTTCGCCGCAAACTTCATCGCCCACGCCTTCCCCAAAAATAGTGTCAAAAACCTTTTTCACCGCGGCGCACCCCCGCCGGAATGCAATAGACATTTTATCAGACTTTTGCAATTCTGCGATTATATCCTGCGCTTCGCTATAAGCGATTTCATACACTTCTGCTGTATCCGCATCAAATAAATCAAAATCCAGTTCAGTACCATTGATCTCTAACATCTTCTGGCCTCCTCCTATGCGCCTACGCTCGACGTAGCGGTAAACGCTTTCGTAGATGTATCAAATTTCCCTTCCACCGGATCGCCGATTGGAAGCAGATTTCCGGATGCGGTCATCTCTCCATCGCTGTCCGCAAAATCGGCTACCTCGATCGCAACCTTAAATTTGCGTGCTTCAAATTCCGTGCTAGAATCTCCTACCTTTTTGTCAAGGTCAACCCGGACATAAGTCGTTTCCGCATCAGCCCCGGTCATGCGTTTCTCTCCAATATTGATGATATACTCGATCGCCTCCTCACTGAGAATCTGATCCGTCTCAAAGGGGAAGGAATCATCATAACCGGAAATAGCCTTTGTAGTCGATTTATCATTGACATACCTCTTACTGGTCGTCTGGGCGCTGGGAGATTCATCCAGCTTCGTAAAACCGGATCCCATAAAAGCATACTTCTCTGATCCCCCCGCCGCGGCCACATTCAAATAGTCAGCAAGTCCTCTTCTTTGTTTAATTCCCATCAGTTTGCTCCTTTCTTGTAATACTCCAGCCTGCACTGGATCTGATACTGGGCTTTGGTGCCCTCCTCGTTGTATATGTAACCGCCGGTCGTCGCTTTGAGTTTTCTTACTTCGCAGCCAAGCGGCAGCTTCAAATCATTTCGTGACTTTTCCAGCCAATCGGCAAAAGCATCGTAAAACGCATGAATATCGCCGGTTTCCTCACTAGCATAGATTTCTCTGCTAGAAAATAAAAAGACCTCCTGACGGATGCTGGATCCATCAACGTAGGCCTTGACCACTGGATCCGCCGGAATCCGTTCCACCATATAGGCGGTTGTGTTCTCGCCGAGGGTATCAATTTCCACTTGCGGGAAAATCCCCTCGAAATCATCCAGGAATGGACACGTTTTTATGTGTTCCTGGATACATTGCATTACACTTTTAACCACTTCTACCTCCTACAAATTTTGCCACGGATCGGACGATCTCCTTGCCGCGGTCGGCCCACATGCGCTCTGTCCATTTCTTCCCCCGCAGCGGCTCTCCATTGCTGCCGCCTCTGTTTTCATAATATTGACGGCGTGCATAGGGCGCGTTGTAGTGGATTTTGTCTTTTTCCTCGATGACTTCTTTTTCTTTCAAGGTCCCAGACTGAAACGGAATATATGGTTCCGACAATCTCCGCACTTCATGGGTGAAGAACTGTTGAGCCTTCCCGTCCTTCCCCATACTCCGCTTTAGCAGTATCTTATCCGCAAGATCCATTTTCAGCGTTACCTTCATGCTCCGCCTCCAATCCGGATATGCGGCAAGCTTCCCCGCCGGTTATCCGACCAGGACAACACCTGCCCCGGATGATATCCGGAAAGCTCCGAGGCTTTTTCGATGTCCAATTCCAGTTCTCCCCGCACAAACAAGTCTCCGTTGTCTACGGTCCAATGCCCGTCCGGGTTCTTTCGATACGCTTCCGGCGGAAGATAATCATTACAGCTTTCCAGCGGGATCCGGATCTTATATTCATCCGCACTTCGGAGGCCGCCGTCCCCGACCGTGGTTTTCTGGTTCGTATACCAATGGATATTGCGGATGATGGTCCTTCGGTACTCCTTCTTCTGCGTTTCGGGACTCAGCCAAATATGATAGAGGGTTAGGTCCGCATTTGTAATCACTCATATACCCCCCTGTAAAGCAGTCCCGTGCCTGCAAGGTATGACCTGGCTGCACCTGCCGCCTGCGCCTGTACTTCGGCTGGCGCGCGATATGCGACCGAATAGCCATCGTTATTTTCCGAGGCTATAGATTTACCCGCTTCAGCCCGAAAAAGGCCCTCAGCGGCCGCGCAGACAGCCAAAATGGCAAGTCCTCGTAAGTCCTCGCTCAATGCCTCGCGGATACGCCCGAAGGTTAATTCCGACGCCAAAGCTTCCGCGTCATTATAGGACCGGGTCCAGGCGGCCTCCGGTATTACGGAGCCGCCATAGATATCCGTATAGTCCTGGTATGTAACCAATAATCGTCCCATACCGATCAACCTCCCTTAATTGGGAATCAGAGTGATGGTTTTGGATACCGCAGAGCTTTCCACGGTCACGGTATCGCGAATCGTACCATATCCTGACTTTTTAATTACCACAGGGTAGGTACCTGAACGTAGGTTAAACACCGCAGTTCCAGCGGATCCAGTCTTTAAACGGCTGCCATTCACGTCCACAATAACATCTTTAATAGGCATCGGCGTTTCGGCATTATCCTTGACGGTAAATGTAACGGCCTGAGTTGTTACCGCCGTGCTCGGCTCTAGGTAAGCAAAAGCACATCCCAAACGATCTTCGTCCATCCGGGTGGCAGGATTTGGTAAGGCCCATCCCATCCGGAATACAATACGGAGAGCCACCATATCCTGCTGCGCCAGGTTATAAACAATTTCTTTTGTAGTTGGATCCTGAATGACACCCTGATCCAAAATTTTCACTGTCACATCCTGACGGATGGAGTACACAGCCTGTTTAAAATCACCTACGATCAATTGCGCAATGGTGTTATCAAACGCCCCATTCTGTGGGAAGTGCATCGGAGCTCCGTCTAAAGCATACTGCGTAGCGCCCTGCATATCCGACTTGAAAATGGGTGTACCATCCGTGGTTTTAATGCCGCGGAGCTTCGCTCTCATCGTCATAGCCGCCAGCGCGCCGGTAGCCATGTAACCGTCCTCCTCAATCTTAGAGATTACACCGCCCTCACCCAAAAGCAGGCTGTAATAATCTGGACTGGCTCCTACTGCGACATTGTTTCCCGCCTGTCTTGCCATTGTAATAATGTCATTTTGCCATTCGGCCGGTCGGTTTACACCAAAAATAATGGCGCTGTCCACGCGCTGTCCAATTGCCTCATTTACTCTGGGCGTTACCTCTCCAAAAATATCAAATTCTGCGTCATTAAGAACAGCTTCTGAGATCGGCACAATCACCGCCAATTCTGCCGCATTCATATATACGTTATCCCAAGCCTGCTTCGTGGTCTGCTTCATTCCCGTATCACCGTTTACCCAATAAGCGGTAGGCAGGAAATCCAGTACCCGCATTCTAGTCTGATTGCTGGTCATATTGGGCAACTTACGAGCCAAGCTCATAAATACCGACTGTTTCGGAGCATCCTGAAAAATGGTGGAAACCACCTGTTCTCGAATAATTGCCTCCGCATCCTGTCTGTTTGTAATGTTTACTGGCATAATTACTCCTTTCCGAAGAAGCTTCTCAAAGCTTCGTTTGCTTGTGTTTTTTTGTCATCTGCATCTTGCAATATACCAGACGTAGAGGATACCACGCGAGGAATCGGCTTTTCAGCTTGAAAAAGATAATCATTTTCCTTCTTAGCCGCTTCGATGGCCGCTGCAATGTCCGTAGACTGGTTCTTGCTCTTCTTAAGAGAGTCCATATCCAGGATCGCCATTACGGCTTTCTCATTCCTGGCCCCCGCTGACCGCAGGGCGTCTTTAATGGTGGAATCAAACTGCATTTCCGCCAGTTTCGACTGGAACTCAGTGTCTTTATTGGCCAGATCTGTCGTAAGCTGGGTGATTTTTCCTTGTAGCTCAGATACATTGACGCCTTCAAATCCCTTCAGGGTCTCCGTGGCCGTATCCAGCTGCGTCTTGTAGGCGTCACGCTCTGTCTTCACAGCTTCTACATCTTTGCCGTTCTCAGCCATGATCTGATCGATGACCGTTTTCTCTAAGCCCAAGTCTTCTAAAAATTTTCTTTTCATGCTATTCCTTTCTTCTCCCCTACGCTTTTTTACGAGTTTGCATCTCTGGGGTCGACTATTTTACGCCTGATCCGCTGGCAAATTTGAGTATAAAAATAACACCCAGGTTTCCCCCGCGTGTTTTTGACAAATAAAATACCACTGGCATTATCAACAAGTGGTATTAGAATTCCTTAAATTCTATGGTTATCATATCGCCGTGTTGCTCCCAAACTGCAAACCGCACAAATGAATCCCATCTATTTGAAACCTCGTTTTTTCGGAACTTTTCCTCAAAAGCATCAGCTCGTTCTCTTGGAATCAGCCACCCAGACAAATCCTCCATTTCCAGATCTTCCGTAACCAATTCTCTGCCCTCGCCGCAGTCAATGAAAAAGATACTGTCCAGCGCGGCAGCCTCCTCGCGCACGATCTCGAAAAACTTCTCAAACTTCTTACTTTCTTGCGTTCTTGACTCTCGCATTTTCAGCCCCTCCTTTCAAAATAGTGACAAATTTGTTGTCGTTTACTACGACAACATCCTCGCCTTTGATAAAAAACTCCGAATCTCCTGGCTGAGACCGCCAGTCCCCTTTGCGTTTTTCGTCTGGATTAGTTAGAATATCATCAATTATTGATTCCATTTGGGCCCGGTCCTTCGGACTGCCCGGATCCAGCCCATAATCAGCGGCATGTTTGCCGATCTTTTTTCCGAACTGCTTATCTGTCTTAATTGTACCATTTTTGAATGTTTTTTCAACCGTTTTCGCCGTTTTGGGCCTGCCGTTTACCACTCTCCCCAGCCGATCTACATACACCCGCTCCATCTGGGGCGGGATCCCCATCTTTTTCGAGAAGTCCTTATACTGGCTTAGTGTACTCAGGTACTTGGTCTGTGCCGCCATGATGTCATCCGCGGACCCGCCACCTTTTTTTAAGTTCGTGATGTTCGCTCTCTGCCTCTGCATACGGCGTTCTAGCTCTCTCTGCCGCTGAGTGGCCTCATAAGCGTTGTATTCCTTGCCCGCATAGGAGTGAGTTTCTTTTTCTTTGGCGTTCATCTTAGCCAACTCAGACTCTGTATAGAGCGGAACCGAAATTCCTGGGAAAAACGCCTGAAAGTTATGCCGGCAGTTTGCGCCGCAGAGACCATCCACTCGGCCATAACCGCAGACATTTTCCAGGTCACGCCGGCTGAATACCATACCTCCCCACCAGTGAGTCGGACGGGCGCCGGAATGCCAGGCAACCTCAAAATAATCCGCCCCAAGTTTATCTGCGGTGGACAGGTTGATCTTAGAGGACAGCTGATTGACGCCAGTCATTACAGCCCTCCTTGCGGCTACCGTTGCCCTATCAGAATGGCCAGAGGCATAAGTGACCGTCTGAAGTCCAGATGCGCTCATTTCGGCTGCTACACGCCGCAGGACGGTATTGTAATCAAATACGCCGGTCACAATGTCAAGACATGCCCGATCCAAGTATTTTTGATAATACTTGGCCAATGGGGTAAAGACCTTTTTTCCGCCTCCCATACTTACTGTAAAGCCCAAAGACTGAGTAATGTTGCTGATCTCACCTTGCGTCTGCTTGACGATCGCTCGCACCCACTGCTGCATCTCCTCATTTTCAGATAACGGAATAAAGTTGGCATTAATCTGTTCATAGATAGCCTTGTTCCGGACATACTCCTTTTCCAGCACCTCGTCATAAAGTTCCCAGATCTCTACATTGGTGAGTTTTCCGAGACGTTTGATCTCTGACTCGATCCATTCGGTTGTTTGGCCCATGTCAATCAGACGCTCAATCTGGTAATCCGCTGTACTGGTAAGACCGCCTGTCTTGCGGATCCGGCGCATTACATCTTCCATAACCCGATTCTGCTGCTCGAAAAACAGTTCTTCAATCCTCCGCGGCATGATTTCCAGCTCTTCTGGTTTCATGAGCTATTCCTCCGCGATCACCATCTCTTTTGCCTGTGCTTCCGTCTCACCATACCACTTCATACGATATTCCCAGGCCTGCATCAGTCCCATAGACACGTCCTGACGGTCAGACTGACGCTCCTTGTCTGCGTCCACGATAATGCTGTCATCCCATACAAAACTGATTTCGTACTCCCCTTCCGGAGCTAGATGGTAAACGCTGCAATAAAAGTCCATCGCCGTCACCGCATCTTCCAGAGCCCTTTGCAAAGCCGTCTGACAGTCAGACACAAAAGCATATGACCTTTGTTTGCTGGCGCGAATCTCTTCCGCGGTTTTATCCACATTGTTAGGATCTGACAGTGTTCCATAGGCTAGGTTACAAGCAAACTCTACAAGTCGCAGTTGACTGTTAAACCCATTGATATAGGATTGCTCCCGGATCTCAGGGGAGTAAGCCTCCAGCAACGGCTTATCCTGAGCGCCTACATTATACTCAAACTCCCGGTACAGCCGTTCCTTCCCCGATGGATATTCGTACTTCTGTGTTTCTGGATTCCGCCGTAATAAACTATTGGCGATATGCACTGCCGCCTCTTTTGCGTCGTATTCCCAGTCCAGCTGGCTGTATCGCTTATCGGCGATACGAATCCGATCCACTGCGCGGGAATATACTGATACGCCTAACGGACTGTCATTGTCTTCAGCGTTGGCCAAGGGAACCTTGAAATAGCCAAATGGAAGCTTATCCACTCCCTCGAAGACTGCCTCCTCCTCAAGACCAGACCATCGCTCAACCTCGCCCACACTGATTTCCGTGCCCAGAGAATAGTCATTGGTAGACATAAATACCCGGTTGGCGATACACACTCTCCCGGCGTCCAAACTATGCGTCTCCAGACGGTAGTATCTTTTTTGCCTTTTACGATACATATCCAGAAATACACACTGGGTAATCCTCCCAGAGCTATCAAAGCTTACTGGGAAAAAGGCATCTGCCTGGACAAACTGCGTTTCCAAGCCGCGGGAAGAAATATAGGGCTTAATGATCAATCCTCCCTTCGCGCACCCAAGCTCCGTATAAATTCGCAGACAGCTCAAAATCTGCTTTGCATATTGTGCTTGCAGATAATCGGCGCGGGGGCTACCAGTGATCTTAGATTGCAGTTCCAGAGTTATAAGTCTGGACAATTCCCCCGCCACTGCTGCGGGGATCCCTGCACTTTTGATTTCTTTTCCGAGCCACGGTGCCCTGTCAGCAAACATCCGAGACCAAAGTTCAACTCGTCTCGCGGTCTGTGATGTTAGGCAAAAATCCATTTGGACGTCTGTGTCTTTGTTTAAGGCCTGCTGGATCATGGCCAGCATTTTCGAGTAATTCACAGTTTCACCGCCTTATCCATATTTGATCAGCCTGCTGATATACCGCTCGAAGGTGTATTCATGCGAATCCAAGCTGTCAATATCGCTGGTCCCATCATCCAGCCTCTCGTTTTCGGTTACATTTTTCTGATTCCACACTGCCGTGCAGAGGGCCGTCACTAGGCTATCACACTGGCCGTCTACGTAAAAATAACGCCTCTGCGCAATCAGAATGCACATGGCGTTAATCCGGTCATTGATCGTTGTCTTCAGGGCATTTTCAATTCTCACCCAGCCCAAACCTTTACGCCGGAGACTGGACCGCAGGCCTGCAATCAACGTCTGTTCCGCGCTATCAGCATAAACCACGTTGATAAATCCATATTGGCTGATTATACGCTGTACAAAATTGCAAAACATTTCACCTAACATTTCCGGGTCAACATCCTGTTTCTGACAATTAATCCATTCGGACGCTAGGCTAATCACTTGGTTATATCCTCTAGTGATTCCAGTCGCTGAAAATGAATGCCCGGAGCCCGATCCACCAAAATCCACTCCCAGAATAATTTCTTGTAGGTTCTGAGCCTTGTCATGGATAGCAAAAGCTTTGGAGCCAGCGCTTATAGCGTCGGCAAACTGCCGGTAAATTAGCCCTTCCGCCACGATCCGCTGCCCTTTAATATCTCTTAGATACCAGATACTGGTTGGATCGTACTGGCTCTCAATCTCTCGCTTCCGCTCGTCTGGGATATTGATATTGTCATACAATGTACAGTGCATATAATTGCATCCGCCAAGCAACACACCATCTTTGTCTGCCTTACGGTATCGATCTATGTAATCAGTATATATGACCGCTTTTGGATTGTCCGGGTTCAGATCCCAGAAAATCTTCCGGCGTTTGGCCGCTAGCTGCCGGTTAAACGCCTCCCGGATTGTATTGATATGGTGCAGATTGATTTCCGTTGCGATCCACATCCCGTATGAGTTACCACGAATCTTTTTGTAGCTGTCTTCCTTTGCCGCTCCGGCAAATATGACAATGCGCTGCCGGTATTCGGTGTCTGGTCCCTTTACAAAAAGGGCCTCATTATCTTTGTACTTGCCCCAGTGGCATTGTCCCCGGAAAATGTACTCCAAGCCAAATCCATTGGCATCTCCAATATTGAGCTTCGCATTGGCCATTGTGGATCCAGTCGCCAAGTGGATCCGGTCTTCGGTGGTTTTAAGCTCATGAGCAAAGGCGTAGACATTATCCACTGTCTTGCCGGCCCTGACCGCGCCCTCGGCGATGTTGTACGTATTATTCACACAGGCCCGAATGTAGTCCTTGTGCTTTTGAGAGAAGTTGAAAGAGATTGTTTTCTTTCGGCTAACTTTACTGGTCATAAATCTCACCGTCCACATCTGACAGATCCTCAACATCGGTATTGCTGCCCGTTAGTTTATCCGTCTGTGCCTTGATCTGGGCGATCCGGCTCCGCTGCTCTTCGCTAGCCAGCTCCCAATTCCTGTGCAGCATCTCATCGTACTGCTTGATCATGCTGCGAAGCTCCGACTGGGCACGGGCCTGAGCCTTGAGAAATTCGTTCTGCTTGTCCCAAGCCTGCTGAACCCCCCATCGCTCACCAATGATCTTACCCTTTCGCTCTTCGATCTTTGTGGTGGTCTTGTCCTTCTGATCCTTAACATAGGCTATTCGCTGCGCCCGAATGATAGCAGCATAGGCGATCTGGATCTGATGCCAGAGCAGATCCAGCGGGTTAGCCTCCTCGATGGCAGAAAAAATCTCCCTGGTTTCGTCAGGGAGATACTTGCTGAAAAAGCCATATTTTTCAGCATTCTTGTTACCGGGCGGACCGGTAGCATTCTTATTACCCGGTTGTCCGCCCTTTTTCTTATCCGAACGTTCACATATTTTATCCGAACGTTCGTTATTCCATAAATGGGTGCATTTCCATCGGCGAACTGTTCCTTCTGGGAGATTTAGTTGACTTGCAATCTCAACCAACTTCTGACCTTGCAGGTACATGACCTTCGCCTGTTCAATTCTGGGATCCGGCGCTCTGGCCATCTATCGTCACCTCTTTATTCGTCGATTTGCAATCAGCACATATTTTTGTGCTAAACTCGTTGACAAGCACTATAATATGTGCTATAATTATATTATCAAAAAGAAAGGAGGAAAGCCGATGGGTAGGAGAAACAACAAAGAGAGCCTGATCAACTTAATCGTCAAAGCGGTTGCAGCAACAGCCGCATTGATCGCCGCAATAGCACAGTTGATACAAGCTCTCAAGTAGACGGATGGGGAGAGAAATCTCCCCTCCTAAAAAAATCTTACCACAATCGGCCTAAAAAGTAAAATGAAAAGTATACGCTTTGATACTCTGTTTTTGTTGGTTGCTGTAATCTGGGCGCTTGGCTCCCAGTGGTCCTTGGCATCGTGCATCTTCCTCTTCTGTGCGGCCGTTTACATGCTTGCCAACGTCATCCCGCAACTATGGAGGTACTACCATGAAACTAAAGGAACTCAGAAAAAGTAAAGGCTTATCTGTTCCCGATTTAGTGGAACTCAGCGGCGTTTCCCGGCGTACCATCCAGGAGGTAGAAAACCGGAACGACTGCCGAGTTTCCACTGCAATCAAACTGGCGGATGCCCTGGGCGTCTCGCTAGATGAACTTTGCAGAGATTAGACGGCCCAAAAACCGTCTTTTCTTTTGCCGCCGGTGAAGGGGAAAAGGCCGGCGGCTTAAGGAGGAGATGAACGAAAAAGCAGGCTTCCATCCTTGGTTGTCTGCTTTCATGTTATTAGTATAGCATACTCAAAAAAAAATTGTTCCATTTAGTTTCCATCATTTGTGTTCGCCGGTGGGGAACAATTCAGGATGGATTCGCTCGAATTTTAGAAGTGCCTCACCATGCTTATTGATAACATACTTATATGAGTATCCCATATCACAAGCAATCTGTGCAAAGTTCCTCTCGTCTCTGACATATCGACGGTATAAGATATCTATGTAAATACCATCTTGTAGGTCGTGGATCTGATCAATCATCCGGTCTTTCATCTCCATATACTCTATGATTTTCTGATCGATAATTTCTTTTAGTAATAGGATCCGAATTGCCTGATTCCCCGGTTGATCACCGCTAGACCCCGACAATAAGGTCTGCACTCGCTCACCTTCCTGACTGCGGGATATTCCAATAGATAATTCTGCTTCTACAAGTTCAAGCTTTTTGTGGTCTATTTTTCTATTGAGGTTCCCTAATTGGCTTAAATATTCCTTTGCTGTCACAAATTGCCTCCCATGATTAAATCCACATATGTCCTCGACACCCGCAGCCCGCACGGCCGAACCAGCACAACCAGGCACCGGTACACTCCAACCACCCGGCAAGTCTCCCGCCTATGTATAGTCGATTCCTCTCCTCCTGATGCGGCATCCACCATAAGTCGGATCTTGTCCCCGATTTGGATCTGATTCCTCTGTTCCTCAATCTCCCACGGCATAATCCCACCCTGTACATCGCTTCGTGGTCCATCCCTGTGTACTCTGACCGCCTCTTCTGCCGGCATTCCCATCCTTAACCGTTTCTGGACTAAATGGGTACGGTGCTGCAATCCATACGCCTTTGAGATTGCATAAGCAGAGGCCAATCCACCCCGAAAGGGGAATAGTTCTTTTGCTTTACATCCCATATTCTTGCTCCTTTAATGCTCAGTTTTGTTGCTTAATCGGACACCACTCCGGTATCCGCTTTTTTGTATGATACCTCCCATAATATAACCCATTACGTTTACGTATTTCGGGGTGCATACAAACATTTCCCGCCGGATTACTTTGCTCTGTCCACATTTCTCCATATTCGCATTCCATACATGGGTGCGAATATGCTCTACTATTAAAATTCATGTATGTCACCTCCTGAATTTTCAGCTTATGAACCATAAATCTCTTTTCTTTTTACATTCTTCACAGTAAAATTCATGCACAGATAATCCGATTCTAAACTTTGTACCAGAAAAAAATACAACTCTTTCTACCATACATATTGAATCTGGATAATGCTCTTTAAAACGTTTTCTCTTTGTCATGCTTTCTACCTTCTTTCACCAAAAAAACTTAATAAAATACCACTAACGATTAAAGTTAGTGGTATCCATTTCGTCTAATGTCTTTAACGGGCAATCTTTTCTACGTCCTTCCTCTGGGCAAAATGGTCTAATCCCCAGCGCTGCACAATGGCTTCTTTCACCTTTCGCGAAGCTTAACATGCAGTGTTCGCAAGTTACCCCTTTCTTGTCATCGAATGACATTTTCAAATATTTGTCCATATATAAATCCTCCTTGACAACATTATCCACTAACCATATTTAATTGTCAATGTTCCTCCGTTAAAAACTTAATTATCCAAATATCTGCATCATATGATTGTAATACTCTATCTGGTCATCAATTGTTGATTGTATGATATCCAACAGACAGCCTTTTGCTCCCACAAGGTCAGAAGCAATAAAAGAATCACATCCTAAGTGAAAATAATTACATGTATAATGCCACCAGTCCTTATCCTCACTGTCCTGTACCACATATCCAATTTTTTCATCATCGCAATATGGTCTTGCCCATAATTCTGCCCCATCGGCTGTATCTATCCACCAGTATTCTTTTTTATCCATAGTCTCCCTTTCATAGGTTAAAACTTAAATTAATTGAGTATCAGTTTTCCCAAGAAATCGGCATGAAAATATTTTCTCCTTTCAACCGCTCCTTGACATATACGAATACGCCTTTTCCCATATCTCCAAATAAACCATATACTTTCCATCCACATACTTTGCACTCATACGGATTCATCGTTATTTTTCCGCAAGAAGGACAGCGAAACAGCATTTCACCTATGGCTTTTTTGAAATCTTCCATTGTATCGAATACTTTTACGTTACCGCATTTAATTTCCGGCTGGTTACAATCCTGATAGTAATTCATGTACCAGTAATTTCTATCGTCTTCCCAACTATCAAGAATATCTTCCCAATTCAGTCCTGTGACCTCTCCATACGCTTTCGCTCGGTCAATAACCCGCTTGAACTTATCGCAATAATCGTGAAAACATTTCTGATTACATTTACAGCAGCCATCCTGGCAAAATACCCCGCCGCTTTCCTCACAGTCTTTCTTGACTGCATTACTTAATTTCTCATATCCTTTTCCCATCATCTATCTCTCCCTAAAGTTTAATTGTCTTTACTCATTTTTGTGCCGCATTGTGGACAATATGGTGTTTGTACCACTGTCCCATTATGACACTTGCTACAGCGATAATATCGTCTTGGTGCATACTTAGGCTCTCCGGTGTCGTCACATCCAATAAAAGTTGATGTAGTCCAACCTTTCCATATTCCCATTTCTGTCAAAATTTTACCTCCGTAAATTTTAATCTAACAACTCAACAATCTCTGCATTACTATAATCGCCTCTGGCAATGCCTATGGCCTCCGAATCTTTCAGAAGGTATTTATCGCGAAATGGTATGCACAGAGCACATAAAGCTTTCTTGCTAAGTTTTCCATCATTAACCAATGTTTGATAATTTCTCTGTAGTTCAGCAATTTCTTTTAAATCAATCATGTTCTTTTCTCCTGAGGGTTTTTCCATTTTTTGTCGCTTCCAATATTCTTCTTTCAAAAATGTATAGACAATGTCTTTTGCAACTCCAAATCCTTGGCAGAAATTATCATCAATATCTTTGATAAAATCGTCATCATACTCGTATTTAGACATAATTTCTTGTATTCGTTTCCTACATAACCTTTTTTTGCCTTCATTGCAAGACGGAATTGAGTCAATTCCCAAGTGTATAGGCCATACCATAATGTTCCATCCTCCTCAAAAACTTAATTATCCAAACAACACATTCAAACACTTTATACACATTTCCCGCAATTCTATCTGCGATATAGCGACCTTATCGCTGTCAGATAGCATTACTTCAAATCTGTTCCATTCAACCGATACCCAGTTTCCACGTGTCGGTGTTCTACCAGCATTAATAATAATTTCGCTTTCTTCTGAAAAACGTCCCATGATATCTCCTGATCAAAAATTTTGCGTGATCTCATCAATGCAGTCGTTCCACCCTTCCGCGCGATAAAAATCACTGTCATAACATGAATTATCCTCATTTATTTTTTCCGGCATCGGTCGTATCGGACACCAATCTGTCTTTCCTCCCGCATAGCAGTTGCCAGCATTGTAAAATCGGCATTTATCACAGCTTTCCGGCATATCAATAACCAATATCGCTTTCATTTCATTCCTCGATCATTACCGGCAAAACAACCCCCCGCAGAATCCCAAGACTATATACTGCAATGGGCTTTGTTCTTCCCAAGATCTTAACCTCAATATTCTTTCCAAATTCCCTTAAATAATCGAGGTTCACCCAAGCGTATTCTGGCCCTTCCTTTTCTTGCACTTTTACTACGATCCTATTATTCGCAAGGATCATAGCTTCATTTGTCATTTTCGCCCACTTATAATTGTTTTCGATGAATTCCATTGATAAATGCGGCATGTTATCAAAAATTCGTAATGAATCAGGATTGAGCAAGAGTTTATCTTTTCTGATGTAAACTCCATAGTATCCATTTTCTAACAACAGCCAATCATCGACCTTGATTGCGCTGACAATGATCCTTTTATTTCTTTTTATGGCGTCAATCTGTAATTTTTCCTCTAACGTGTAAGCCATATCCTTCTCCCTTCAAAATCCGATTTACTTCCCGTATCGGTATCCCATATATCTTAGCCACCTTCCTCCGGTTCCCGATCCTGGCGAACTCCCGCCGGATATCATCTTCCGTCCAGGGCCGGAGCTCCGGAGGGTTAATATAATCCATCATTTCCCACCTCCATAGAGCTCCTTTTCCTCCTGCATCAATAGGGCGTCATAGTCTGTATCCCTCTGGTCAAAATTGTGAAACCGGTTTGTCGGTTTTGCCTGAGATATAAGACCTTTCGCGCCGTTTTGCTCCCTTGACAACCAGGCATTAAAAAACCGTTTCGCCCCCGATCTGGTCTTCCGTTTTGTCGGGTTAGACAAGCACCAAGCCTTAATATTCCTCAGCTCCTGACGGACGTCGACTGCCGGATAGAGCTGCTGATATGTAATCACGTCGTTCTCCGTTACCTCGAATTCTGTTCCATCGTTTAGAGCAAAGCTTCCGGCGCAAGGTGATTTATCGCCCGGCGCAGAAGTATTTTCTTTTTCTTTTACCTTTACTTTTTCCTTTACCTTTTCTTTTTCCTTAGCTTTCGCTTTGGTTCCGACTTGGTTCTGGTTTGGTTCTGGTTTGGTTTCCGTTTGGTTTTGATTCGGATCCGCTTCGGATATTTCCTGGTTCCTTTTCGGTTTTGCCTTTGGACGTCCCCCGCCTCTCCCATTTTCATACCTGCGGTTGTTGGCATCAATCTGGGGACGCATCAGGCAAAACAATGCCCGTTCCACTCCATTGATCTCCGGTTCGATCCCGTCCAACCCGTATTCCAGGATGGCTTTTAGAAGCTTGGCCTGGCCTTCCGGATCAAGCTCTCTGATTGCCTCCCAAAAGCTGCGGTAGAATAATACACTATCCCTCATTACGGCCACCAAATAGGGAATACTGGCCGGGGATGTCTGCACCTCTCGGCTTACGCCCCTCCATTGCTCTGACCTTCCCCAAGATCTCCCCCGCCCGATGACGCTCTTGGGCAAGGTATGCCTTATAATATGCTGTGTCCTCCGGGAATCTGGGGATGTAATATCCTCCCATCACCGGATCCGCGATGACCTTAGCCCGGCCGGTCTTGTTGATCTCTGAGATTGCCTCCCTCACGGTCCTCTCGCTACATCCGGATTTTCGAGCTATCTCGAATCGGCTCCGCGCATTTCGGCGGCCGATCGGAATATATGGTAATAAGTCCATTAATCCACCTCCCACCGATCATATATAAGGGACTCTTCGTCCCAATCCGGATACCTCTCCATGAGATACCCGCGAAATAATGCCAGCATCTCCGGTCGTCTCCCCTCGTTGCCCTGGTCCATCATCTGATGATGATACCGGCAGCCAATGGCTCCGTTCTGCGGGATCCCCAGGCCGCCCCGGCTCCGGGGTATGTAGTGCATGGCATCAAACATCCATTGCGGCTCCAGCGGTGGACGATATCCCATCCGACAGAAAATGCAGCCGCCGTCCCTATTGATCAATTCTTTTTTTATCGGTTGCATTTCACATGCTTTAGTTCGTTTACTTTTTTTCACGTTCTTTCAAAGCCTCCATCATTTCGGTCAACTCGGCCGGAGTCAGTGTCTCAATCTCTAATTCTTTTGCCTCTAAGATGGTTCCTTTGAGCAATACAGACATTTCTTTGCTGTCATAATATCGAGATTTTTTTATAACAGCATAATGAACGACTTCTTTTCCGTCTGCTGAGTGGCCTATTCCAACTCGGCGACCATAAATATCACACATCTTCAAATCGACATCTGGTAGAACCGATAAAATAGCAGATCGACCATCGTCTTTTCGGATGATGGTCCCGTATCTGACCATCAGGTCGTAATGGACAGAATCGCTATCACTGTCCAGGGCATCCGCTATCTTGCCGCAGAGCACCCAGTGGTATGCGTTGGCATCCAGGCTCCTCTTTTTCCGGTACTTGCCAATCTTTAGGGCCAGCCGGTTCCCGGCTTGATACAGTTTCGTCAGGCCAGGAACCGCCGCCACTCCATCCTCGATCACCAGGGAGATTATTGTCTCTCCCGCGATTGATCGAGTGATGTCCTTGATTTTCCCTATCAGCTCCATAGGCGTCAATCAAAGGGGAGTTTGTCGTCTTCCACGCCATCCGGAACATTGACAAATCCGTCTGGATCCGCCACTGCTCCACGATACTGCTCCCGCCGCTGGTCATCATCTTCCACATTGCTATCGGTAGCCGCCTTTTTACTCTCGGCAAACTCAATCTCCTCCGTGATCACCTGGACGCTAAAAACTTTCTGCCCTTCTTTGTTGATGTAGTTGTTATTTTCGATCCGACCACCGAGGAGGATTTTCGTCCCCTGCTTTAAATACCGCTCGGCAAACTCGGCCTGCTTGCTGAAAGCTGTGCAGTTAAAGAAGTCCGCTTCCGTGGAATCTCCGGCACGCTTAAACCGCCGGTCTACTGCAAGACTGAACCGGGCTATTGCCATCGGGTTTTCTCCCTGGCTGTACCGGATCTCCGGATCCCTGGTTAATCTCCCCATCAGAATCAATTTGTTCAATCGGACATGCCTCCTTAACTTTGTCTATTTTTTTGATAATCGTATTATGGCTTTTTAAAGTCAGATCCTCCAAACATGCGATATGATATGCCTTAATAACCTTTTGCTCGTCGATACCATTGTTTGCAAAAACGCCGCGTAGGGCGTTCGCCATATTTTTTCCTATTGTCTCCGGCGGCGCCGGTTCCGGTGTCTGTTGCACTGTCTGGTCTTGATTTTGCTCCGGCGGATCGTACTTTGTGTGGTCGGCCGCCCAATAAACATCAGCACCGATCCCAAGGCACTTGCAAGCAACGCTGATCGCGTCCGTATATGCCATCTTATATGCCTCGTCAGATGTGACAGGGGATCCCTTAAAGATATTGACAAAACAACTTCCGCCGGTTCCGGCAATGGGCTTAGACCACTCATCCCCCATCTTGATATAGAGATTAATATTGCAGAATGCGGCCTGCTTACCATCCGGTCCCGGCTCGATCCACTGGTCTGTTATCTCTGGATACCACCCAATCCCGCAGGGGCCGAAAGCCTCCGTCAGACACTTAATTCGCCACATAGGGCTGATATCTGTAAAACCATTGATATGTCCCCCCTTGATAAGCTTTTTGGCATTGTCCGGAACCTCCCGGTATGCCTCATAGATTGTCATATTACCCATGTTATCACCTGATCCTTAATCCTTCTCCTCTTGGGGCGAGGTGTGCGAATCTTAATTTTCTTCCGTCTTCTAACGCCTCCCTAATCGCTTCCATATTTGCCGTTGTAAGTCGATACTTTTTGGGAATCTTCGTAAAATCTTCTGTATCCATTACGATAGACTGCTTGCCACCGTTTTTCTGGATTCCAAAGCTAAAGAGAAGTGTCTTAAAATTCTTCCTCCCAGTTGAAATCATAGCCTCTTCCAGGGCTTTTTTCATCCGGCCCGCATTGTTTTCCAATACACTGCGGCGGTTGGCAATCCGCTTCTCCTCCTCCTTAAGAGCTTTGGCTTCCGATTCGAGAGACTTGATTACACGGGCGTATCCATCCGCCTTGTCCTCAAGCTCCCCTTCCAGGCCTTCCAGCGTATCCTTGATGGCTTCGGCCGAAATCTCCTCGTCCTCCGCCATCTCCATCAACTCCACAAGCTGCCCTGTTAACTCATACAATGTCATAATCTATCTCTTCCTCCTTATCACGCACTGGCTGGGCTGTCCCCAGCTCCCGGCGCATCTGCTCAATATCCTCGTCTACCATGTCCTCATCTACCATCAGCCCGCCGCAGATCCGGCATCTGGCCGGATTACCTGTCCAGGACCAGGCCTCGTATCCGCAAGATTGACAACGGATACCGTGCAGCATGTCTTTTGGGCCGAATGGTTTATAGCTCTTACGCATCAACGTTCAGCTCCTTTATGCGGGCTTCCATCTTTTTTATCAAATATTCGAACTCTTCCGGCCTATCAAAACAGAATCCTTGTGATATCTGATAAGGTTTTCCGGAGGCGAATACACCTGCCTGAGAATTGACAAATACATCCCATCCATAATTGCTAAAATCAATCGTCACAAAATCCCCAGATTTTTGTAACTCAAGCACGAGATCAAGGACTTTGTGCTGCATCATTTTTGCTCTGCTCGAAAATCTATCCATTGATTTTCCTCCACTTTTCGGCTATAATAGCCGCATAGATATTTTTTCTTTGGGTCGCCATGTTGCAGCATGACGGCCTATTTCTTTTCCCGGTCATCTGTCTCAAGCCGAACGAATCCGGCAAGTACAGTGATCAACGCGTTCTGGGCCTCGTTGGTTGAGACTTCGCCCAGCAGCTTGATCGTCGACTGCTTCAGTACTCCAAGCTGTTCCCGCTCCGTCATTTCTGATTCACTCCCTCATGCTTTCCTGTAGTCCGCACAGTACCGGGCCGCCTCTCCCAGATCGTCGAAAATATCCACCCAGATATCACAGCTCCGGGTCTCCGTACACCCGGATTCCTCGCCATCACGCGCCGGCCGAACTTTCGCCACAATCTTACCGTTGCTAAAAATCTTTGCTTCTACTGCATACTTCATTTTGTCTCCTCCTTTATCCTGCTTGTTCTGGCAATTCCTTAATGTTATATGGATCGGTCAAATCCTTTCCCTCGAAATCCTTGAGGAATTTCAATAATGCTACCCGCCGGCATTTGTAGCAACCCAATTTCAAAAACGGCAAGACCCCAGCTTTTCGAAGCTCATTCACATAATTCACATTGCATTTCAGAAGTTCTGATACTTCTTTAACGGTGTACAGAATGTCTTCCATATATGAGTCCCCTCCCTATTTCCGATATCGGTTGATAAAATAAATTTGTCCCTTACCACTAACTTTCGTGGTCTTTGTGGTAATATTGCATCCGTTGGAATCCACATAGGATCCTTCTTTCACCTCGAACAGTTCCATCTCCATTGCTTTCTGCGTCGGCATGTTTTTGCTACTTCCACCCTTGATCAGATAGCCTTCTTCCCGGAGCCGTGCGAACAGTCTTTTCTGCCCGGTGTCTACTCCGTTTTGTTTCAACAGCTTTGCCAGATCGCCGATCAGGATAGACGTCTGACTGGCTGAAACGGCGTCGGCGAAGACCTCTTTCGGTTTCATACGCTGGACATCCTCCAAAAGCTGCCCGTTGTGCTGCTTCAACCGGTCGATCTCCCTGTCGGCCATCTTGAGTGCCCTCGCCATGATCTGCTCTGGGGTATTCCAGGCTTTTTCCAGATCAATGAAGTACTGGCGGTATTGCCGGCCTTTTTCCGATCGCTGAATCATGCAGATCTGTTTCGCCATATCTACGGTAATTTCGTAATCGGTAGCGGGGCGACCACCGGATTCAGCGGTTTTACTCATTTTTGAGTAAAAGTCTTTTTCCTCTTCAAACCCATACTCCGTCATCCTAGAAAACCAATCATTAAATCTGGTTCCGATTTTCAGGCCCTCGTAGAGATCCCGCGCCGAGACTGTCGGCCGCTCGGAATCATAGTTGATTTTAATTAGATCGTTCATTTTACCTCCTTGTTTCGTTGATTAATTTCCGTTCCTCCCTTATACTGTAGGTACAGGCCCCGCCAGGCCGAGTATAGAAGAAAGGAAATACCAGATGACACAAACCTCTTTAAAACTTCTGGAATACATGAATTCCAAGCCACCAGGAAAAATCTTCACGCCGCAATCCGTGTTTTTAGAAAGCGGAATTGATTTCGGCGGGCAAGAACTTATTGCACGTGCTTTTGACGAATTGGAATGCGCGGGCAAAGTCGAGCAAGGAAATGCTTACACTGGCGGTCGTTCTTACCATCTGACTTAGCTTTATCGGCCTCGGCTTTTGTCGAGGTCGATTTCATCTCAAAATCTTTTGCAAAAGCATCCGCGTCCAATATCAAATGTAAAGTTCTGTCTTGTAGGCCGTCGATGTTAAGAGACAGCCCTGTCACATGCTGGTAGCATTCATCTCCCACAATAAGCGTGGTATAATTTGCGTGGCACAAGATCTCTATTGCCGGTTTCGCTTCATGTAACATAGCCCTTTGTTTATCTGTTATTAGCACCTTCCCTCACCTCCTTCCTATCCTACGTCCTCTTCCGTTTGGAAAAGATAATCAAGGCTTTTTCCTGGAAATACTTCCTTTTTAATTTTTAGCATTTCACTTCTCTTGAATTCCGTATTTCCGGATGCCTTATTTTTAAGCGAGTCATACTTAATCCCAGTAATGGTCGAAAGTTCTTTCAAACATAATCCCTTTCTGGCCAATTCTGCATTCAGGTTTGGAAACATTTTTCCTCCTTTCCATTTTTATCTTACTCTATATAAGATCAGAAGTCAATAAAATACATTAAAAATAATTCATC